GATCTAATAACCAGGCAGCAAGCAGCTTGTTTATGTGAGTCCATAGATTTAGATTCTGAGTTTTTTGATGAAGATAACGAGAAATGGCTATTAATGAAGATGAATGATCCAGAATTATTGGAAACTTACGAAGCGTTGTTTATTATGTCACTGTATCGAGAAGAGAAAACTAAAAATGACTGACATAAACTACGCCTCGGATCATTACATATGCCCTAACTGTGCACTTATGATTGCCAGCCTTCAAAGAAGCAGTGCTATCCATGATCTACCGTGCAACAGATGCGGTAAATATAACTGGTCAGAATTTATACCTGAATCATGGGATGGGTGGAAGATTAACGATTGGGCTGAAAATGGGGTTCCACACTTAAAGAATAGCGAAACTAATGATGAAAAATAAAAAATACAACGGATACACAGTAGGTAGGTACGGTGGACTTGACCCAGAAGTTAATGAGATGGCCGAACTTGCACGAGAACAGGACAATAGTGTATTAGCTAAGTTAATTGAGAATGACAAAAAGTCACTGATAAATGTAACTGCTAAAGTGATAAACGAAAATAGGGTTAAATTTTGTATTAGTCATGAGATAATATTATGCTGTGACGTTTATAAGCTTGAATGGTTATTATGCCACGATGGAAAGTCATATCTAGGCTTCAGAGAAATGAATTACTTTAATGACCAGGGCCACCCGTATGACTTCTGGCATTGGTTTTCATGTAATGGGAAAAAATATTACGATTGCCTGGTATCGGATATAAAAAACATAAAGGAATTGGAAGGTAAAGAAATACCATCGTGGGATTTTGTGTTAGAATGATTGTAGATTTAGTCAACAAGGATAAAAACAAATGAAAAGACGTGACTTTTTAAAGAGCATCGGCGCAATAATGGCTGTAGCTGCTGCGCCCAGCTTATTCGGGAAAGAGATACCCACAATAACTGGTGGAATTTACAACCCGGATAAAGTTAAACAGTTAATAGCAGCTGGGAAGTTCTATACTATTAATATTCCTATTGACAAAAAAGACGTGACTGGACATTTACCTGTATTTGTTGGCATTAATGGTGTTGGGTATACCATCCCTAGAGGTATCGACTTGAATGTCCCAGAGGCAATTGTTGAGGTGTTAGATAATGCAAAAAATGAGATTTTTACTAGAGATATGATGGGAAATCTTGAGAAGAATACAGTCTATATCTACCCATTCAAGGTAATTATATAAGGTATCATAAAGTATCGGGTGAATAACATGTTAAGCCGCGAAGAAAAAATCCAACTAATAATCCTCAAAGAGGAAAAGTTACAGCGAGTTAGGGAAAATGCGTGGCTTAAATGGTTCCCAGACACCGGTGAACACCGCCGAGAACTGTACAAAAAACACACGGAAGTGTTTGAGGCGACCAATGCAGACCCGGAGGATGTAACGGAAGTAGCTTTTATAGCTGCAAACAGAATTGGAAAAACGATCGTAGGCGCATACTGCGTGAAGTGCTGGACTACCGGAGTTTACCCTGATTGGTGGACTGGACGCGTATTCGATGGTCCAACATCAGGATATTGTGCTGGTGATACCGGAGAAACAGTACGTGACATCCTCCAACTTGAGCTTTTAGGTAAACCGGGTGAATTTGGCACCGGGATGTTACCAGCTAAATCGATTAAAAAAACTACTAATAAATCAGGAATACCGGATGGCGTAAAAGATATCTATGTTTATCACGAACCAACAGGCGGCACCAGCCATGTAGAAATGAAGTCCTACGATCAAAAACGAAAGGCATTCCAAGGGACAGGTAAGAACTGGATTCTAAATGACGAAGAACCACCTATGGACGTTTATACCGAAGAACTAATAAGGCTAATGGTAACTAATGGCGTAATGCTCAACACCTTTACACCATTAAGCGGATTATCTGAGGTTGTACTGTCATTTTTTCCTGGGGGGAAAGTTCAGAATGGGTAATATAAAAGCAAAGAACGGTATAAGAAATTGCATTACTTGTAAGATCTGTAAGCCAGTTAGCGAGTTTTATAAGTATAAATATATAACTAAACAAGGAAAGAGCAGCATTAGAAGCTGTTCTAGGTGCAAGGGCTGCGATAAAAAGAAGCAAATATTGCGATCAAAAGAAAATCCGGAAAAAATAAGAGCTACAAACCAAATATGGTATCAAAAAAATAAGGAAAAACAAAAAGAGTATAGAAAAGAACGTCAAAAGAACCCTTCTCACCGAGCAAATAAAGCAAAAGCGCAAAGAATGAGGAAGGCTAGGATTAGGGCAGCAACAGATTATCACGATAAAGATATTGCTAAAATATATCAATCTGCTATTAACTGGGAAATAAAGTTACAGGCATGTATTTATTGTGACGACCCACTGGAAATAAAAATGCATGTAGATCATATTATACCGCTAAAACTTGGGGGAAAGCATATATCAAGCAACCTTCAAATCCTGAGCGCGAGAGATAATTTAAAAAAAGGATCAATCCACCCTGCTGTAATTGCAAGTGAGGCCGATAATGGCTAAACATGTAATTATGGCAGGGTGGAACTGAACTCAGTACCCCACCTAGACGAAAAAACAAAAGCAACCATGCTGGCCGCAATTCCACCATACCAGCGTGATGCACGAACTAAGGGTATACCCCAACTTGGAGCAGGCGCAATCTACCCAGTCCCCGAGTCTGAAATTGTTGTAAATGACTTTCAAATACCACCTCATTATTTCAGAGGCTACGGTTTAGATGTCGGGTGGAATAAGACAGCTGCTATTTTTGGTGCGCTGGATAGAGATACTGACGTACTGTACTTATACTCTGAGCATTACAAGGGAGAAGCTGAACCAGTTATCCACGCACAAGGAATAAAGGCTAGAGGTAATTGGATACCTGGCCGCATAGACCCTGCTGCACGCGGTAGAGGACAACGAGACGGAGAGCAACTTCTACACGACTATAGAAATTTAGGATTAAAGGTAACACCTGCTATTAATGCCGTTGAATCAGGAATATACAAAGTATGGGAAAGGCTATCTACAGGTAGGTTAAAAGTTTTCAAGTCTTTAGAGAACTGGCTTGCCGAATTTAGGATTTACCGTAGGGATGAAAAAGGTAAGATAATCAAGGACTTCGATCATTTAATGGATTCCACCAGATATTTAATACAGGAATGCGAACGAACCGACTTTATGAAAACCAAACCAGCCGGCAATAAAATCCACATTGTACCGGTTGATGAATATTGATACCCGTATTTAGTAGATACATCATATTCCATGGTGTATATTATATAAACGTAAGGCAGTATTAAATCTACCGCTGTGAAGCAGGCAGAAACAAATGATTCAACCCAGTCCAGAAAAAAGTAATGACAATTATATTGAAATATCCCAATTCAACGGTAGGGATAAGGAAAAGCACGAGGAAACCGAAGAGGAAGAACAGCAAAGGCTTAACGATGAAGAGACAATGCAGATTTTCGGTGCTGGCTTGCAACGGTTATTTGATAAGCAAGTAGGACTTAAAGAAGAAATAGAACAACGCTGGCTTGAAGATTTACGCCACTATCACGGTCGGCATGATACCGAGACAGCCAAGAAATTCAAAACGGGTAAGAAGGGCAGCCAATTATTCGTTAACCTAACACGATCAACCAGCAATACCGCTGAATCAAAACTATCAGACTTGGTATTACCCACCGATGATCGTAATTGGGGGCTAAAAAATACACCGGTACCAGACCTGGTTAAATCCCTACAAGACGACACAGAATTAACTCTCGATGATGGTAGCGTCCCCGTTGACCCAGATAACCTAGACCCAGAAACTCAAGAACCAGTACCGTACAGGAACAGCGATTTAGCGCAGGAAACAATCACCCAGGCCAAGAAATCGGCCGAGTTGATGCAGGATGAAATAGACGATCAACTTACAGAGTCAAAATTCAACGCTGTTTGCCGTCGAATAATTCACGATGCTGTGGTCATGGGCACTGGAATTATCAAAGGTCCAATGGTCGAGCACAGCTCTAAAAAAGCTTGGATTGAAAATGAAACCGGAGAATGGACATTAAGCACTAAAGAAGAAAACAAGCCAACGGCAAATTTTGTCGATCCTTGGAATTTCTTCCCTGATATGTCTGCTGTACGCTGGGAAGATTCAGAATTCGCTTTTGAACGACATCTAATGACGAAAAAGGATTTAAGAAAATTATCCAAGAACCCAGGATTTTTACCGAAGCAAATAGCCACACTGCTACAAAATAAGCCAAATGCAAGAACTGCCAAACTAACATATCTAAATGAACTTCGTGAAATCAACGGAATTACCCAAATACAACAAGATAATCGATATGAGGTTATAGAGTATCACGGGCCAATTGAGAAAGAGCACTTACTATTATACGGGGCTGACATTGATGAAGACGATAACCTTGAGGAATTTGAAGGCGTAGTTTGGATTTGTTTGGGTGTCGTGATTAAAGTTGGCCTTAATCACATGGACAGCAACGAAAGTCCTTACAATATTCTAAACTGGGAAAAAGACGATACAGCCGTGTTTGGCTTTGGTGTTCCATACAGGATGCGTGGGCCACAGAAAGCAGTTAATAGCTCATGGCGCATGATAATGGATAATGCCGGTTTAGCAACCGGGCCACAAATTCTAATCAATAAAAGTCTAATAGAACCAGCAGATGGCGTTTGGGAATTAACACCAAGAAAAATATGGTTTTTAACTACCGACGATCCAAAGATTCGAGCTGATTATGCAATGCAAGCATTCAATATTGACTCACACCAAAGTGAACTTATTGAAATATTTGAAACAGCTAAACGTCTAATTAACGAAGAAACCAGCGTGCCTAATAATCAAATGGGGCCAGCTTCACCAGATGCACAGCAACCATCCATGCTGAAAACGTTAGGTGGTACACAGCTTTGGATGAGCTCCAATAATATTATGATGCGTAAAGCGGTCAAGAACTTCGATGACGATATCATAAACCCGTTCATATCCCGATTCTATGACTGGAACATGCAGTTTAACGAAAGGTCAGATATCAAAGGCGATTTTAATGTCGATGCTCGGGGAACATCGGTATTACTGGTCAAGGAAATGCAAGCCCAAAACATTGTGGACTTCATTAACGGTGCAATGAGTATGCCCGGTGGACCAGAAGAACTTGACGTTCGCGGCCTACTTAAGAAGATGGCGAAAGGTATGCAGGTATCAATTGAGGACGTTATGCGCTCTGACGATGAGTCTGAGACAGCCAAAAAAGAAGCTAAGGATAATCCGCCTCAAGATCCAGACGTTCAGAAAATTCAAGCACAGAAGGAACTTGAGCAGATGAAAATTGGAGCAGCCAAGGAAGCAGCGCAAATGGAAGCCCAGATAAAGATGACTATGATGGAAGCAGAAAGGCAGATTGTATTAGTAAATCAGCAAACTGAGCTTGCTAAGATTGCCGCCACTAACGAGGTTAGCTTAGAGAAAATACGATCCGATGCTGGAATTAAAGACTTTGAAAATAAATGGAAAATAAAACAGTTTTATGAAGAGGTTGAAATTAAAGAGAAAGAGGGTCAAACGGCTAATTATGGCCTTGAATAATATATAATCAATATAGAATCTGAATGAAGTCAGACTCTACATCTAACCAAAACCATACAGGAATATGATAATGACTGAGAAAAGTTTAACACAAGATCGAGAAGAAAAATTAAGAATGAAAAATCAGGTGTTAGCAATGACACTATACCACAATATACTAAATAGCAGAATTGAGGCTTGGGGTACTGAGTAAAGTGGAAATTAACAGTAAACTAGTTTATATTTAAAACAAAGCCGTATGTGAAATACCGCGAGGAAAGAAAAATGCCAGAAGAATCAATTGTAAACGAAGAAACTGACTTTGAGAATGAATTCAATAAGTTAGCTGATGGAAAGCTAGGTATCGATGAATCAAAACTTGATAAGCCGGACATCCCTGATGAAGAAGCAATCATCCGGGCTAATAATAGTGAACCAAGTGACGATCCAAAAGATGAACCAGACGATACCGGCATGTATTCCGGGTTAAATGATGAAGCAAAGCAGTACTGGCAGAACATTGAAGATGAAAACAAACGATTAAATCACCGCATTAACAGTGATAATGGTCGAGTTAGAGCTTACCAGCAAAAAAATGGCGAGCTAAAAGAGCAGCTTGACACTATTGGCAGAGAAGGTATGCCAACTAAGATTGATATAGCTAATGCCATGAAGGGTGGATCGGAAAGCTGGAATAAGTTTCACGATGATTACCCAGAAATTGCAGAGATATTTGATAGCCGAGCAGAACAAACAGGCCAAGCAATGCAGCAAGCTTTAGATGATGCGCTAAAACCTGTCAATGAACAGTTCCAACGGATATCACAGAAAGAAATTGAAACAGAAGATAAACAATCATCCAATACAGTTTCGGACATGTACCCAGACTGGCAAGGTGCGATTAATACAAAAGAATATGCTGAATGGATAAACCAGCAGCCACCAGGAATACAATCATTAGGCGAAAGCGCAGAACCAGACGATGCAATAGCATTAATTGGTCTGTTTGATATGAACCAGGTCGCCAATGGCTTCGATTCAATAAAGAAAGCAACCCCTGATAATGGCGTTGATAATCCTGCTGAGATAACCCAGCAAAGTACGGAAGCAGAAAAATTAAAGGAAAAACGAAAACGGCAGTTAGCAGATGGAAGTACGGTCAAAAGCAAAGCAGCTAAAATTGATCCCACTTCTGATGACACTAATAGTTTCGACCATGCCTTTGATTTCTTTGCAAACAAAAAGGAACGTCAACGAGCGTAAAGCTCAATTTTAATTTATTCACTGTTGTGAAACAGCGAAGGAGAAAATAAAATGCCAGGTTCAAGTTATGGTGATATTAACCAGCGTACCGCTGCGTGGGCAGCAACCGAAATGCTGGAACATGCACGACCAATAATTGTATTAAGTGATTATTGTCAGGCAAAACCAATGCCAAAAAACAAGGCCGAACAAGTCAAATTTAGACGGCCAATACCTTATGTGGTTTCGACCGTACAAATTACGGAAGGTGTCACACCAACAAGCCACAAAACAAGCTACGTCGATGTATCCGTTACAATGGGCCAGTATGGTGACGTTGCTGAAATAACAGATCGTATCGATGATTTATCGGAAGATCCAGTATTGCGTGATATGTCCATGTTATCGGGCGAGCAAGCAGCTGAAACTATCGAAATGGTGACATGGGGTGTTATCAAAGGTGGCACCAATGTTGTTTATGCCG